AAAAATCCAAAATTGTTTGTTCGACCTCGCCAATATCGACACGCCAGTCAACTGGATCGCGTTCGAGATCCTTCTCCCACGCTTTCACCATAAAAACTTTGATCGGGTCTTCGGCTGTTTCTGGGACGACCGCGCCGACGATAACTGAAGCGTCACCGTTGTAGGAACCGTCGAAGCCGAGAATGATTTCGTCGTCAGGGTTGATAGTGAACTCTGTGGCGCAGTCATCCCACGCCCCTGCGGGCAGCCAAGTCTCTACCGATGACACCCACTGGTTACACCGTTTGATTCTGAACTCGGCTTCGGGGGTGCGCCGTAGCGCTGACTCAAAATCGGATTCGGCATTGAGATCTCCGAACCCTGGGTTTGCTTCTCGCCATGTTTCTGGCAACCTGTGGTCGCCTTCTGATTCCCACCAGGCCATGAAGAACGTGTCGTCGACGTCTTCACCTCGGGCTAGTTTCTGGCCGTACTGGTACAGGGTGTAGGCAATGGAGTCTTTTCCATGCCGGTCTGACCGGACACCTGCGGTGGTAATAGCAATGAGGGTGGAAAGTTTCCCGCGGGCACCCATGGCGAGCGAGAACACGTCGAACAGTTCGCGGTCTGGCTGAGCGTGTAGCTCATCAAAAATAACGGCGGTGGGCGACAAACCCTCTTTGGTCACTGACTCCGCTGACAGGACACGGTAGACGGAGTTCAGTGCCGGCAGTTCGATAGCATCCCGATACAGTGTTGTGATCGCAGACAGTTCGGGTGATGCTTCGACAACCCGTTTGGCATCCTGGAACACAATTCGGGCTTGATCTTTCTCGGCTGCTACGGAATACACTTCGGCACCCTTTGGGCCCAGAATGAGTGAATACAAACCAATCATGGAACCGAGCGCCGATTTTCCTGATTTCCTCGGCATGCCCACAAGGCTGACCCTGTTGCGTAGGCCGTCGTCGTCCCATGCGAACAAATGTTCGACAAGGCTTTTCTGCCACGGGCGCAATATCAGTGGGCTGCCTGCCTTCCCCGCGACAGAGTCTTTTGTAATCTGGCCAAAGGCTTCAACAAAATTGACGACAGGTTCCTTCTCCTTGCCACGCTCGATTGCGGTGTCTGGGATAGGGGTCAGCCAGCGTGGTGGCCAGCTCTCAATCTCTGTTCGCACGACGTTCCATCAATTCCTCGAGAGCGGATTTTGCTCTGACCTCTGCAACACCAAGACGTGACCGGTCGGACGGGGTGAAACCAAGCAGGGACAAATTCGAAACGATGAGCCTTGTCAGGTTGTCTAAACGTCTAGCCATCTGCATATTGTTTGATTGCATAACCTTGATCCGCAAATTCCATCGTTCGTCAACCATCTCGCACGTTATCAACAAAAGTTCAATGTCTATGTGCGGGCTAATCCAGGTTGCGCCTGCCGACCAAACACGTTCCCATAATTCTGTTCCGGCCTGGAGCAACGGTCGGGGTGGCTCTGGGATGCTGTCGATAGGTTCGAGTGGCACAAGAGTCCCTTCGGTTGGCAACGGTCGGTGCCCTGGATTACCGAGGCGACGTTTCTGCTCAATGGGTTTCGCTGGTCTTCCCGCGGGTGACATTATTTCTTCCGGTGTTTCTCGCTAATAATTTTCGGCACTGTGTTCTCCCACAAGATTGAATGATGCAGTCGCCGACTAGTCTGGCCCATCATACGAATTTTGACAGATGACGGTGCCATCATGACGGTGAAAAAACTTTTCAAATATGTTCCAGACTCGACCCAAATTTCTGTCATTCCGCCCGGATTGCTTTGCGTCGTGAGCTGATTGAGCTGAATATCAGTAACGGTAAAGAATAGTTCGCCCTGTGATCCCTGGACGACATAGGCGTTGACGTCTTCGTTCAGTCTTCCGGCGAAACGGATAGGCCTATCGGTGCGAACGAACTGTGAGTTCATTGCCTTGCGGAGAACACCCTTACGGTAGTTCCCGAGAATCCCGCCGATATGGTCTCCACCCTGAGATAGGGCAACGGTCAGCGCGTTTGTGTCCTCGAGCAGGTCGAGCATGACAGGGATGATTCGGTCAAAGTTTCTGATCGTGTGCGACAACATTTTGTTTTTTCGAATGTACCGGTACGAAAAATTAGTGTAATCGTCATCAAATTGGGCAAAATAGTCGAGGCCAATCTCTTTCGCAATTTCTGTGAGCGCGGTACGAACGAACAAGGTTGATGCCCTGCTCGGGTTTGTGTCACCGGTGTCAACACGTTGCGCAATCTCTGCCTTATCAAACTCGTAGACGTTGTCCGAACCAAACACAGAACGGTACTCGTTACCGGTCGCATCTTCGTTGTCAATCACCAAATATATTGGGCCGGTATAACCGCTTCGGCGCAAAGAATCATAGGTGCGAACGTGGTGAGGACGGCCGTGCGTCAAAATCAAAATTGCGAACTTTGACTTGTCAGCCATTTTCTTCCTCGGCAATCAGGTCTTCGATACTCTCCGAAAACTTGACAAAGCCTAACCGGATTGCGTCCTGCAAATCAACGATGACAAGGGCGCTCTCTTCCATGAGCTTTTGGATATCCTTCGGTGCGTGTGGATAGTATTCAGCAATTTTGCGGTAGTTGAATACAACGTGTCGCATGGCTGCGGTCGACAAAAACTGTTTCAAGTCATCTGGCAGGTCGGCGTTTTCGATTTCTGTCTGTAACTCTTTGGCACGAGTGTCGTCGTACAGTTCGTCAAGCCCTGGGCGTTCACCTATGATCTCGTAGTGCGGGACAGTAATCTTCGCCGTGTACGATTCGTCGTCAATTCTACCGGCAAGCCTTTCCAGCTCTTTGTTGCTGTCAAGGTCGCCAAGCTCCGTCATGTAGTCGCCGTCAAAGCCAAGTGAACCTAAATCAAAGTCAGCGGTGTCGAGTTCCTCAAGCTGTTTCAATAGGACGTCTGTGTCGAACGACGACAAATCTTGTGTCCTATTGTCGGCGATGGCGAAGGCACGAATCTGATCACTCGACCACTCTTTCGGAGTACGAAGAACAGACATGTGATCCCAGCCGAGAGTCATGGCTGCAACGAGTGTTCCGTTTCCTGCGATGACAACGTTGTCGTGTGTAACAACGATTGGTTTGCGTTGGCCGAACTGTTGCAAACTATTGACGATTGCGGTCAGGTTGCGCTCGGAATGAGTTCGCGCGTTTTCAGGGTCGGGCACAAGTGAGTCAATCGGAACCTGCTCGACCTTCAATCCAGTCATGGTTACTCTTTTCAGTTTGGGTGTCGGGTTAGGCTTTGGCCCAGGTTTTCCCTTCAACCTGACGAAACCAGTCGACGGTTTGACGGATGCCCTTGTCGATAGGGGTGAACGTGGCAGCGTCGACACCGATAGCGTGAAGTGTTTCCGTGTCTGCGTAGACTGCTGTGCCAAGTTGCTTCACGGTTCGTCGGACATGGATAGGGTTCAGAGCTGGCTCAGTGTTCAGAATGGCGCGAACGATTCTGTCGAGGGCGTCGGGGTGAGCTAGTGGCCCGCCTTCAGGTTCACCCTTCCTCATCGGAATATCCGAGACGTGCGCGCCGGGAACGTTCACGATAATTTCTTCGGCAATCTGTTTCACTGTCAACGGTTGAAGACCGCCTACATCGATGGGATGCTCGGGGATGATGCCGTCGTGAGCCATCAAAGCTGCTTCCACAAAAACATGGGCAACGTCTTCCACATAAACGGCGTCGCTGATCTGACGACCGCCACCGTACAACGGCATCGGGTTACCGCTCAAAGCGTTACAGGTCAACGTCGGAACAATCTTCCGCACCTTGCTCGCTCCAAATGGTGACGGAGCCGACTGGCCTGGGCCGTAAGCGTTCATCGGACGGACTGCGATAATCGGCAGGCCTCTGTCTTCCCGATACATCTTCACAAACTCTTCGCCGGTGGTCTTCGTAATACAGTACGTGCCTCGACCGATAGCGCTGTTACCGACTGCGGCAAAAACTGTGGGCAAATTGTATGCGCTAGCAGCGTCAAACACGTTCAGGGTTCCGAGGATGTTTGTCTCGGCTGAGGGCCACGGTTGGTCGATTGTTTCTGAAGTGCCGAGGACGGCTGCCAGGTGGATGATCGCGTCGACGTGGGCTGCGAACTCGCTCACAATAGTTCTGTCACGAACGTCACCCAACAAATCTCCGCCAGTTTTGTGGTCGAGGACGAATGGCGTGTGGCCCTGCCTGCGGATTTCATTTTGGACATGGGTTCCGATGAAACCGTTACCGCCCGTGATGCCGATTTTCATTTTTCTCTCCTGAACTAGGTCGTCGAATCATCGTATCGGAAAAAACTCATAATTTTGCGCGATGGCACGGGAGCG